AGATAAACGTCGCTGGGGCGAAAAAGCCCTATACGAATCTTAGGATAAATCATGGCATTACAGAAACTCGTATTCCGTCCGGGCGTCAATAGAGAAAACACAAACTATGCTAACGAGCAGGGTTGGTACGAGTGCGACAAAGTCAGATTCCGTTCAGGCTTTCCTGAAAAGATTGGTGGGTGGGTGCGCCTATCTAACAACCAGTATCTTGGTGTAGCCCGTTCTTTATGGAACTGGTCAACGCTAAGCAATGAAAACTTACTGGGTGTTGGTACTAACTTAAAGTATTACATTGAGAAGGGTGGCGCGTACTACGACATCACCCCAATTATTGAGACCGAAACATACACAGACAAGTTAGGGACAGCTTTCAGTACGCTGAACGGTGGCATCACGGCTACACAAACAACCCTAACAGTTACCAGCGGTACGAACTTCCCGCCTCAAGGTACTATTAAGATTGACTCAGAGCAGATTTTTTACGCTGCCAAATCTGGCAACATACTACAAGGTTTAATTCGTGGGTTTAACAGCACAACAGCAGCCACACACAACACAGGCGCTAACGTAGGCTGTGCCACCCTTACTTTTACAGACATCTCAAACCTTGCCGATAACAACGACTTTATCATTATCAGTGGCGCTACAAGTTTTGGTGGCATATCTGCTGGTGCGATAAACAAAGAACATCAGGTATTTGAGATTGCCAGCGGTATTTGTTATTTCACGACAACTGACTTTTCTACCTCTGAAGTATTAACAGGCGGTGGCGTAATCACTGTACAGTTCCTTGAGCATTCAGGACTAAACGTTTACACAATCGGTACTGGCTGGGGCGCAGGTCCTTGGTCTCGCGGTACTTGGGGTTCAGGTTACACATCAGGTATTGGGCAGCAGTTGCGCTTGTGGACTAACGACAACTTTGGTGAAGACTTAATTATCGCCCCTCGTGGCGGTGCTATGTACTACTGGGATGCTACAACAGGTGTGGCAGCGCGCTCTATTCCTTTAGCCGATGCAGCTGATGACGCTGGGTTTGATGGTACTTTTGTACCTAACGCTACAAGCCAAATTATCGCCTCTTCTGTACAACGATTTGTTGTTGCATTTGGTGCAAACGGATATGATCCAACTGAGCCCGATACGCCTTTTGACCCCCTACTAGTTCGTTGGTCTGACCAAGAAAACCCATTTGACTGGGTACCAACAGCACTTAATCAGTCTGGTGAACAGCGTTTAACTAACGGCTCTTACATTATGTGCGCTAAGAATACCCGTCAAGAGATTCTAGTTTGGACTGATGCAGCCATATTCTCTATGCAGTATTTAGGGCCACCTTATGTTTGGGGTTTTACTTTATTGCAGGACAACATCTCCATCATGTCGCCTAACGCGGCTATCACAGTTAACAACGTGACTTATTGGATGGGTAAAGATAAGTTCTTCATGTACTCAGGCCGTGTTGAAACTTTGCCTTGTTCATTGCGCCAGTTTATATTCCAGAACTTAAACGTCGACCAGGCGTGGCAGTGTTTTGCTGGGTCTAATGAAGCGTTCTCTGAGGTGTGGTGGTTCTACCCATCTAGAGGCTCAACTGTCGTAGATAGCTATGTGGTGTACAACTACTTAGACCGTGTGTGGAGTTACGGCACGATGGCGCGTACAGCATGGCTTGATTCAGGCATTCGTGAGTATCCAATGGGCGCTGACTATAACGGTCGGATTGTTTATCATGAAGTAGGGGTTGATGATGTTTCAGGTCCTAGCGCTGTGCCTATTGGTGCTTATATTCAGTCATCCGACTTTGACATTGGGGACGGCCATAACTTTGGTTTTGTATGGCGCATACTTCCGGATGTGACGTTTGCTGGCTCTAATGTAACCAATCCTAGCTGCACAATGGTGGTCAAGCCAAGAACAAACTCAGGTACAGATTACGGTACTCCAAATGCTGAAACGGTTGTAAGAACACAAACTTATCCTGTTGAGCAGTTTACTGGGCAGGTCTACACACGTATCCGCGGTCGTCAAATGGCTTTCCGTATTGAGTCTGCTGACTTAGGTACTGCATGGCAGTTGGGCGCGCCCCGTATCGATATTAGAAACGACGGTCGTAGGTAATGGCTAACTTAATCCCAACAAAAGCCCCCAATTTATTGGTTGCGCCAGCACAGTATGAGACTCGGTACCAAGAGCAGCTAAACAACATTTTACGTCTTTACTTTAACCAGATTGACAACTTTAACCAGAACATTACAGTGCCGTCTAGCGGCACTACAGCCAACAGACCAACGGATAGATTACAGGTTGGCCAAACCTACTACGACACTACACTAGGTATTCCTATTTGGTACAACGGAACAGTGTGGAAAAATGCTAGCGGAACAACTGTTTAACATGATAATATTCAACATAATTAACCCAGCGGGGCATAAATGAGCCTACACAAATTAGCTACTGAAATCCAGAAAAAAGGTCGTGGTGACGACCGAATGCTTGTGCACATGACCCCTAAGGAAGTTGAGGGTCTACAGGCTATTGCTAGAGCTCATGGTGGCTCGTTGACTATTAACCCTGATACAGGGCTTGTAGAAGCTGGTTTTCTTAAAAACATTATGCCTATGATTGTGGGCGCCGGTCTTGCTGCGGCTACGGGGGGCACGTCTTTGGCTTTGACGCCGGGTATGATTGGTTTAGGCTACGGCGGTTTTGAGGCATTGCGCACCGGCGACATTAGTAAAGGTGTTATGGCTGGTTTAGGCGCTTATGGCGGTGCTGGTTTAGCTGGTATGGCCGGCATCGGTGCTGCTGGTGGGGCAGGAGCTGGCGGTGGTGCAGGGGCTGTAACCCCTGAATGGACTGCTTCTAACACCGGTTTAAATGTGGTTCCTGGCGAAGCTGGACTACCGCGAACGGAAACTAGATCCGGGCCTGCCCACGCTGTACGGCTCCGGCATCCGCTACCACCACCGCTGGCAAATGGAGAATTGGCCCGACTGGCGCCAGGCGCTGGCGGACGGTGAGCTGTGTTGTAAGGCGGCCACGGCGGAGCGCCTGGCGGAGCTGTGGTGTCAGGGTATTGACGCCCGGCCGTTTCTGTCCTGGTCAGTGCTGCCCGACGGTCCGCAAAAGGGCCTGATCATGTACCATTATCGTGTGTGGCGGCCGCTCGCTTCGATGAACATCGACCCGCCGCCGTTCCTTGAAACGCCGTGGGGCCCGACCATCGTGGAGGGGCCGCCCGGCGACAAGGGCGAGGCCGGGATCATCGAGTGCCCGTCAATCGTGCTGGGCTTGTACTGGGAGGCCGCCTTCGCCACGACGAACCGCCGCCCCTCCACCCCGGAGTTTTTCGATCGGCTGACGACGCTCATGGGAAAGACGCCGCGCACCTGGCCGAAGGAACCGGCCCGCAAGGCCGCCGGTGGTCTGGCGCTTCGCAAGCCGGCACTGCCCACGAAGCAGGAGATCGACAAGGCCTTGGATCAATTTCTGGCCAACCCCTCCATGACGGTGCCGCCGGAGTGGAGTCAAAGAATCGTGGAACGTGAGCCGGTGGCCACGGCCATTTACGCCGCGTTGTGCAAGCGCGCGAAGACCGACCCGAAAGCGGCGATGGTGGCGGAGCTGATGCCATCGCTTCACGCGGCCAACGCCGGGGCGATGGGGTATGCTCGAGGAAACGGGGCACAGCGATGAACCTTCCGGCGATCCACACTCCTGAGTTTCTGAACGCCGCGCTGATGGACCCCACGGCGGCGGCCGGCGCCATCGCACAGGCCATCGAGCAACATCACCCCGCCGTTCCGAACGTGGTCGATGCGATGTACGCCCTGGCGCGGAACAACGTCGGCGGCGCTCCGGAGCTGGTGCGCGCGGTGGAAGAGCTGGCGTCACACTCTGAGACGCCCCTCGGACCGTCGGCCGTGGCCGCCGGGCTTCGCACCTGGCACCAGCCGCAAGCCCAAGCGAAAGACGTGTTTCCCACGTCGGCGCCGCCCGACCCGCGTAACAGCATGCGGCAACCGGGTCGCGATCGGCCCTCCCCCGACGTTCCCGGCACGAACGCCGCC